GGTGAAAATAGAGGTCGTATTATGAATATTCTACTTAATGTGGAATATATTGTAAATAAAATGGATGCTTTAGCTGGTAATAGTGATAAAAAAGAAGTTAGATTAGATAGATTTTTAAATGATATTCTTTCTGATGTTAATAAATCTTTAGGAGGCGTTAATGAATTTAGAGTAGCATTTTTAGATGAATCTTATTGTATACAATTAACTGATGAACAAAGATTAGAACAACCTGTCCCTTCACAAATTGATGTTATCGGATTAAGTTCAATTGTACAAAATTATAGTTTTGCATCTAAAATTTCTCCTCAATTAGCATCAATGTTAATTATTGGAGCTCAAGCAGGAGGAACAAGTACAAAAGCTGCAACAACAGATGCTAGCTCTGTAGGCAAATGGAACGCTTACGTAGAGGATAGAATTATGCCTGCCAAAGTAGATTCTACTGAAGGGGATGATAGTGGTGGAACACAACAAACCCCTGCAACACCTCAAACAAATAATGAGGATATTGATCTTGAAGATGCTACAGAAAATTCACCTGATGATCAATTATCCCGTCTTATAACAGGAACATATGTTAATCTTAAGTATAGTGAATCAGACATTGAGGGAGCAAGAACAACACTGAAAGATAAATTATTAGAACTTAAAGCAAATTTAGAAGATACTACTGCCGCTCCAATGATTCCTCTAGAAATGAGTGTAAAAATGGATGGAATTTCAGGAATATTAGTAAACCAAATATTTGTAATACCTCCAGCTCGTTTACCTTTATCATATCAAGGAAGTGATCCATCAAAAACAAGATTAGGATTTGTAGTTAGAAAAGTAGAAAATACTATAGAAAGTAACAGATGGATAACAAGTATTACAGGACAAAGTTTATTTCTAAAAAATGAAGTTAGTGCTGGTGTTAAACTAAGAAGTACAGACTTTAAATCATCTCCAGCACCCGCCCCTGCTACCTCTACAGGAGGAACAACACCTAATTCAACCACTGATCCTACTATTCAAAGACAAGAACAAGAAAACTTACAAAGAATAACAGTACCTAATAGTGGTAAAAATACAACAGCTAATACTTATACTTATATACCTAAAACTAGTAATAAAGCAGTTGATGTATTTATATTTTATCCTGGTGTTAATGTTGGGGGAAGAATAGGCAGAGATTACATGCCACAAAAAGTCACAGCCGCTGCTCCTGATTGGTTTGATAAATATGTCTTAGTATTTCCAACAACATGGACTACTTCATTTTCAAGTGTTAAAAGAGAATATCAAGAATTATTAACTAAAGCAGGTTTAACAGCAAAAACAATAAACATAGGTATTTATTCAGGAAGTGGAAATAATAGTGCAAGTGTATTAGCAGCAGTTAAATCATCAGGAAGAGAACTTAGAAACTTTATTATGATGGATCCCGTTCCTTCTATGGCTTTAAGAAATGCTATTACTTCCGTAAAAGGCAGAGGAGGAACATTCCAATATTTATATTATAATCCAGCTGCCTGGGGTGGTGCCGATTATTATGGCGGAACAAATAGTAAAGGTGAATTGTATGGAAATATTAAAACTTTAGTTGATTTAGCAGCATCAAACGGAGTAGGTTATAAAAGAACAGCAACTGGGCATCTTGATATTCCTACGTTTATGTTACAAGAACTTAAAGCACAAATAGAAAAGAATTTAGGATAATGGCTCAATATTTTCCAAAAAATAGAGTAATAGATAATAAATACACCAATGGTGATAAGTTTGTTAATCCAACAACTAAAGAACCATATGTGGGATATTATTATGAAACGTTTGACGGAAAATTTAAAACAGGAAAAAACCCAATGGAAGGTCCATCTGCACCTTTAGAATCTATAAGTGCAGTATTTTCTAATCCACAAATTCCTAATAGTGAAAATAACGATATTTATTCTTTATTATCAAAAGGAAGAGCAGGATCTTCTAACTCAGTTATAGGTACATTAAAAGAACCTCAACAATATTTTCCAAAACCTACTCCTCAAGACTATAACCGAGGATATTTTACACGTTATATAGCTAAAAGAAGAAATTCTCCTAATTCTGTATTTTTAGAAATAGACCAACCTACTTATAATGACTTATTGTATAAAGGAGGAATATACAATTACCCGATGTGGGTAGTAACGTCTGTATTTTGGCAGATTACTGGTCCTTTATATGACAATAGAGAAAATAAAGATTATCCTCGAGCAGGAATAATTGATACTAATAAAAGAATTTTAATTACAAAATCAAAATCCTTCCCTAGTATTGAAAAATTTTTTTCTAATTTAACACAGTTTGCTGTTACTGAATTTATAGAAGTAATTTCTGGACAGTATACATCTGGTAGAGAATTAGAGTATAGAAGTAACGGAAAAGAATATGTTGGTTATTATCATGTAAAAGGAAATGGTGATATATTTGACGGAGCTACTACTGCACAATCAGAAAATGTGCTTCTTAAACCAATGAACACAACAGTGGCAGGTTCCATTTCATTGCTGTTAGATAAAACACTAAAAGAACTTCGAACCCAAAACATAGCCAGTTTTGGAGGTCTAAGATTATAGTATTATATTTACAGAAACAAAGGTTATGTTTTATATTATTGAGACTGAGGATCAACTTAGTCGGCTACATACTGATTGTCAAAACTGTTTTATTAACATAATTCCTCTTAATGATAATTTTCATCCTAAGCTAAGTGAAACATGTTTGATATACTATAAATGCCCTACATCCAAAGGTTATTTATTTACTATTAATCATAGCGAAGCATTTAAATTACCATTACAATCAGTATTAGATTATCTTACTAAAAAACATGAACGTATATATACGTTAGATAAAAAGGCAACTAAATACCTAATTGGTGATAAATTGCCTATCATTGATGTTAACTTTATGCTACCCGAAGCACTTAAAGAGGAAGCATTCAATTCTACGTTACATGACCATTTTTACAATAAGTTTTTTCATTTAAAAAATGTTAATAGTATTATTCCTATTTCTAAACACTATGAAAAACAGGAAAACATATTCAATAACATATCTTGGTGTTTAGGTTTAACACCTAATGAATATTTAAATAACGACTATACTGATGTATTCTATAATATAGAAAAACAAGGTATTGGATTTGACGAAAAGTTACTTAAAAAACATTTTGAATTTGGATGGGCAGATTATTCAGTATCAGCTAGTCGTATATACGGGTATTTTAATTTATATAATCAAACCACCCGCCCAACAAATGCGTTTAACAATATCAATTTCAGCGCTTTAAACAAGGATAACGGCGCTCGCGAAACATTTACACCAACAAATGACTATTTAGTTGAATTCGATTATAGCGCTTATCACCCACGTATTATCGCAAAAATTATTGGATATGAGTGGAAAACCAACCCATATGATGAAATACCTAAAGAGGTAATGTTTCAAAATTTATATGGTGGAATTAGGAAAGAACATATCCATGAACCATTTTTTGCTAAATTAGATGAGTATTTAAATCATAAATGGAATGAATTTACAAGTGATGGAGCTTTAGATTTAGTAATGACTAAACTTCCTGCTTCGCGAATTGAGAATCCAACTAAAAACAAATTACTTAGTTATATTATCCAGTCATATGAAACATATTACAATGTTAAAACATTGAAAGCCGTGTTTGATTATTTAAAGGACAAACAAACTAAAATAGTATTATATACTTACGATTCATTTCTATTAGACGTGTCTCGTAAAGATGGAAAGAAATTGTTAGCGGATATTAAAAACATACTTGAAAATCTTGGATTCCCCACTAAGATGAAAACAGGTGATAATTATGGGGTTTTAAACTAATTACAATATTTATGGATAATAGACTAAATTTTGAAGATTTGGCAAACAAGTTATTTTGTACCTTTACTACACAAGAAAATCTCCCTATAGTTCTTGAAGATGTAAAACGCAAGTATCAAATTTTATTTAATAAAATATTTGTGCTTCATGTTCCATCAACTGAAGAGTATGTGTGTACGTATAATGTGGACTCATTCAATGTTACGAATGACATTCTGCCTGGTACTATATTATTGCATAGAAAAAAAGAAAGCAACACATTGTATACTATTAATGCATTAAATGCCTTGATTAAATCATTGAATGGTGGAATCATGGATAGTAGCTATATGATTAATTGGAATGATTACCGCAACTGTATATTATTAACACGTGGTGATGATTTCAAACGATTAGATACTAAAATACATCAGATAGTAAATTTAAATTAAATTTTATGGAATTAGGTTTTGAAGTTTATAAAGACATAAACTTTAGTCTTTATTACCCCAC